GTAAAATAAACGCTTGCGTATATAAAAAAAATGGCAGAAAATACTAAAAAATCATTAGTTGAAGAGGCATTATTACAAATGAGAAATTTGGAAGAAGCCGTAACTGAGAATGCAAAAGGAATACTTGCTTCTACTATGAAGGAAGAAATCAGTGAATTAGTAAAAGAATCATTATCTGAAGAAGATGAAATGGTTGACACGGAAGTCGAAATGGGTGACGTAACAGAACAAGATGTTGACGTTGACATGGAAGACGAAGAAGAAGTTGAAATGGAACCTGAAATGGGTGACATGGATTCTGATGAAGATTCTGAAATGGAAGACGATGAATTAGGTGGTCTTGACATGGGTGACATGTTAGGAATGGACTTACCTGGTGGAGAGTTGGAAGTTGATGATGAAGAAGAAGTTTTACTTCCTCTTGACTTAACAGGAGCATCTGACGATGAAATCTTAAAGGTTTTCAAAGCAATGGGTGATGAAGACGGAATTATCGTTAAAAAAGACGGTGACGAAATCCACCTTAATGATGAAGAAGAAAATGTTGAGTACATTATCCAAACTGAATCAGAAGACGAAGAATTAGAACTTGATATGACATCTGAAATGATGGATGTTGAAGAAGGTGATGATGATGTAGTTTACGAGATTGAGATTGGTGAAGAGGATGATGAAGAAGATACCGAAATGGTTGATGAAGGATGGAACGAAGAAGAAGTAGAAGAAGGTTATAATGCAGACCTTGACGATTCTTTGGGTATGAAAGACCATGGCAAAAAAATGAAACAGTCATTTGCTGACAGAAGAAAAGAAAGTGAAGGAATGGAAAAAGCTATGGGAAATAGAAAATACTCAGGAGATAAAAGTATGGGTTACATGAATGACGCAGAAACTACTGAAGCTGCACACACTTTAGGAAACGGTTCAAGAAATGACGCATCTAAGAAGTCATTACCAAAAATGAAAGTAAAACCTGTTAACGAAAGTGAGTTAAAAGCTGAAGTTACTTCTTTAAGAGCTAAAAACGAAGAGTACAGAAAAGCATTGAACATCTTTAGAGAAAAGTTAAATGAAGTTGCTGTATTTAATTCAAACTTGGCTTACGCTACTCGTTTGTTCACAGAACACTCAACTACAAAGCAAGAAAAAATAAACATCCTAAGACGTTTTGACTCTGTTGAAACATTGAAGGAATCAAAAGCTTTATATAAGACATTGAAAGAAGATTATGAAGGTAAAGAAACTGTAGTTAAAGAATCAGTTGAATCTAAAGTACAGAAGTCACCTTCTAAAGGTTCTGCAACAAATCTTATTGAGAGCAAAACTTATGAGAATCCTCAATTCTTAAGAATGAAGGATTTGATGAATAAAATCACAAAATAAAAAATTAAAATTTAAATATTACTAAAATGGGAGCATTATTAGAATCAGGTCTTGTTGGTAACATCGGTCTTAAGCACTTGAAAGTTATCAAAGAAGACACAATCAACAAATGGGACAAATTAGGATTCTTAGAGGGTCTTAAAGGTCACGTTAAAGAAAACATGGCGCAGTTATACGAAAACCAAGCGTCACATTTAATCAACGAAGCGTCGTCATCAGATAACTCAGGTTCATTCGAAACTGTAGTTTTTCCAATCGTGAGAAGAGTATTCTCTAAATTGTTGGCTAACGACATCGTATCAGTACAAGCTATGAACTTACCTATCGGTAAATTGTTCTACTTTGTACCTAAAATTCAGTCATACCAAAACGAAAGTGCTGCTGGTGGTAACCACTACGCACCTTTTGGAGCACCTAACGCAGGTGGAGCACAAACTCCAGACTCAGGTTACTCAACAGGTAAGAACTTGTATGACCGTTTCTACGAAGGTAACGAACCTTCATTAGACCCTCCTGGATTATTTGATTACTCAAAGGGTAAGTTCAGTGCTGTAACAGTAGCAACTGTAACTCAACTTTGGAACTCAAATACAGGTGAGTTGAATGCTGGTCTTTACACTACAACTAACGGTGGTACTACAGGTGGTGCTGCTACAGGTGGAGCTATCCACAGAAAAGTTATCATTGCATTGTCAGGTTTCTCAAACGCAGGTGCTGGTAAACTTATCGGTCCTGACGGTCAAGAAATGGATAACGAATCATTCTTATCTGATTTAACTATTAACGTTAATTCAAGTGCTAACACTACATTCTCAGGTTTAGGTACTGGTGACCTTATCTTCAGAGTTGTTACTCAGAAATACGGTAAAGGTATTGTACAATACGGAACTCAACAATCAACTACATTCTACAGTGGTTCTTACAAAGGTAACGGTGGTGCATACGATAACATCTGTGATGCTAACGGTGTAATTTACTTAGAAATCGATACACAAGTTCCAGCTTCTATCGGAGCAGCTTCTATCGATGGTTACTCAGGTTACACATTACCTGCAAGTGACGCTCACACTACAGCTGCGTTAAATTCATTCAACGCAACATACAGAGTATATGCTAACTTGGAATTTGAAGACCAAATTGGTGAAGTTTCATTTGACTTAGAGTCAGTAACTGTTTCTGTTACAGAAAGAAAGTTGAGAGCTCAATGGTCACCTGAATTAGCACAAGACGTTTCTGCTTTCCACAACATCGACGCTGAAGCTGAATTAACAGCTTTATTGTCTGAGCAAGTTGCGGCAGAAATTGACCGTGAAATCTTAAGAGATTTGAGAAAAGGTGCGGCTTGGACATTACGTTGGGATTACAACGGATGGAAGAGAGGTACTTCTGCAAATCCATTAACTCAGTACACTCAAAAGGACTGGAACCAAACGTTGATTACAGCTATCAACCAAATCTCAGCTCAGATTCACAAATCTACATTGAGAGGTGGAGCTAACTGGATTGTTGTATCTTCTGAAATTTCAGCTATCTTTGATGACTTGGAGTACTTCCACGTTTCAAATGCATCTCCTGACCAGGACCAGTACAACATGGGTATTGAGAGAGTTGGTACATTAGCTGGTAGATATCAAGTTTACCGTGACCCATACTTCCCACCTAACACAGTATTGTTAGGACACAAAGGTAACTCTTTGTTGGATACAGGTTACGTTTACGCACCATATGTACCTCTTCAGTTGACTCCAACTATGTACAACCCATTCAACTTTACACCTATCAAGGGTATCATGACAAGATACGCTAAGAAAATGGTTAACAACCGTTTCTATGGTAGAATCATCGTTGATGGTGTTAGAACATTCGACTTGAGAGAATTGAGATAATTTAACTCAAACTGAATAAATAGAAAGGGGACCAATCGGTCCCCTTTTTTATTTTGGTATGTTTTATTTTTTTAAACTACAGCTAATTGTTCTTCTTTCATTAATTCATATGCTCTCGCTAAACGAGTCATACCAATTCCACCACCAAAACGAGGGAAAAATCTAAAAGATAAAAACTCTTCTAATTCTTTTTCTACTCTTTCTTTACCAAATAGTTCAAACAACTTGGCGGAATATCCACCATCTTCAATAGTGTAGAACATATGTCTCATTTCTTCTACATCACAAGAACGTTCAGCAGAACCTATGGTTTCTTGTCCATAAAGGATAACGTCTACTTTATTGAAGATTTCACCACTTTTATTTCTCATGTTCCAAAATGGATTAGTTCTTAGAGGAAAATGTTGTAATGAAATAACAGGTCCTTTTTCTTCCCACATTCTTTGTTCGTGTTCATTTTCTAATATTTCAACTCCACCATACTCTTCACATACATCGTCATAAGTTACTTCAACAGGTTCCTCAAACCCTAACCACTCTAAAAGTTCAGATTCAAGTTTTAACATTTCTGTAATTCCACCTTTAGATTCAAATTCAAACATCGGGAAAATTAATTCATGTCTACCCGGTATTGGGTTTTTTTCTTGTCTGTAAGAAGTTGATATACAAAATACACCATCCCATTGTGGATTTTTGAGTAATTCATACTCTAACCACATTTGACCTGTTTGTGGTAATGGCCAAATTTCACCGTTGTAGTTAAAGGTTGCAATTGAGTGTGGGTTCTCACATGCGGCCAAAATTGATAATCTACTTTGTGTTGGAACTTCTTTAAAGTTTTTGTTTAAGAAGAATTGTCTCATCTTCTGAACTAATTCATTGTACGTTTCTGTGTTTTTCATTTTTGTTTTTTTTTGTTTTTATT